GTCAGGAACTGGAGAACCAGGTCTTGCTCAGACGAACATTTTCGGTACTGAATTCTTTGTGTAGGATTGTTGAAATCGACAACGATAGAGTTTGACGGATCAAACTCACCACAGCCCCAAACGTGATAGGTTCCAGTCTGATTGGACTTGACGCAAATCAGCGTGATTGGCCATTCTGCATCTTCTGGATCAGGGAAACCATCATCTGAGTGAACCTCGATGTCCAATGATGCAATATTGATCTTGCCCATTTCATGAGCAATTTCACCAGGAAAGTTCTCCTGGATGTATTGCGCCACATAATTGGTGTTGCCGTGGAGTTTGAAGTTTTGGACGTCATCATACATCTTTGACGCGTCGGACGCTTCTTTCATGGTGTCGTAGGTTCTGGGCAACATGTTTTCGCCATGAATACCAGTCCAACCAGTTTCTTCAACCGTTGGATAGTAGAGTGTCGGAGAAAACTTGATTTTCTCCTCCACCCGACCAGACTTATCATGGCCACGGAACAAAATGTTGTTCCCGCGGCGCGCGACGTTTGTGTAAAAGCGAGTGATTATAAGTACTCCTATATTAGGGAGGAAAACACACATGACCGTACCATTCACATACGTTGTAACGCACATTAGCTCGGGCATACGATATTATGGAGTTAGATTTGCCAAGAATTGTCATCCAGACGATCTAGGTAAATCATACCTGTCATCCTCTGATATTCTGCGAGAAAAGATCATATCAGAAGGCACAGATAATTTCAAGTTTGAAGTTCGAAAAACCTTCAATACCGCAGAAGAGGCCTGTAGATGGGAAAACAAATTTCTAATGCGAGTTAAAGCCGCTCAGTCCCCGCTTTGGTTCAATCGATCTAATGGAGCCAAGAGCTTTTACAACAAAGTGGTGTCAGAGGAAACAAAAGAAAAGATGAGGAAACCAAAATCGGAATCTCATCGAAGGAAACTCGCAAAACATCTTGACAAACACAGGAAAATTCCCGAGTGGACAGAAGATCGTAAAAGGAAACAATCTAAAGCCATGAAAGGAAATAGAAATGCAGCAGGAACTCCCGCGTGGAACTCTGGTAAGGTTATGCCTAAAAGGGTGTGTCCTCATTGTGAAAAATCGGGCGGCGGATCATCTATGACCCGCTACCACTTTGATAATTGCAAGCTAAAGGAAACCTCTTGCTAAGTTTCGTGTACCGTAACTTATTTTTGATGTAATGTCAAGTAGTTACGACTTGCCAGTGCTACCAAAACCACCGGAACGGCTAGTCTTCTGTCCAGGCGCACCGACGTCTTCAAAATGAATATCATTGTATCCACGGTAGTACAATTCGGCCTGAACTGGCCGTGAACCATGCTCAACAACAAACGGTCGCTTTGACACGTTAAACAAGGTCAGGAAAGTCTGTTTGGTGTAATCTGCGTCGATAACACCTTCGGCGTTCGATAGCATAATGCCAGTTTTCAAGGCTGTGCCAGACCGAGGATGGGCTCGAATGCTTTGACCTTTATCCAGGTCAAAAATCAGACCAGTGGGAACAAGCGCACGGTCACCTGGACGAAGCTCAAATTTGCGTTCATCGCCGATGATGTATTCTCCGCTATAGTTGAACCAGTCCCAATATTTCACACTGTCTCCCGGCTGCAAATAGGCTCGCAGATCAAAGCACGAGGACCACTCAGTCTCAAAACTAGGCATAACCACATCGTCATACATGCGATGCACCTTGAGTGTCACATCCATCATAATAAATTCCTTTTCATTTTCCGATTGAGTATTTTTGGACAAGCTTCCACTTGTCTTTGTCTTTGAACGCTAGAATACGGACCTTTGTGTTCGGATTGGTATCGGTGTCGATTTCCTCTTCCGTGGACACAAGGTTCCAGTCGACCAAAAGACCCACGATATAATCGCGTCTAGCCAGGTCTTCATCGTCATATGTTGGGGATTTTCCGTCCAGAACAAATAGTTCCTTAAAATGCATGATAGCATATCTACCACGCTTATGCAAGATGTGGCATGATTGATACAGTGTGTTTTTCTTATCTGATGCAATGCCAATTCTTGTTAGAGTTTCCTTTACTTTCAAGAAATCCTCTGGTTCTTTCAGTGCGATTTCAACACCGAGTCCTTTAAAAATATCATGTTCCATTAAGCCTCACTTGCGAGGCTTACCTGCCCCGCCTTTATATACTTGTTTTCTAAGATCGGCCAGATCATCTTCCGAAAGGAGGCGCAAATACGATCTTGCAACTCGCGTGTTGCAATTATACACCTCACAAATCAGGTCGATGTCAGGAGACGGTTTAGCTTTCTCCCACTTAGCAAATCTCTTGCCTGGCCTAATGCTATTTAGCAAAAACTCGTATGTGGCACGCTTTGGAACGTCAGGATATTGGTTGATTGCGGAGGCATGTAGTACCGTGTTTGGATAATATGCAAGTCCTCGATTTACAACAAATTTAGGGTATTTGTCCTCACGGAACTCGTCGTCATCATGACCTCGGAGCAAATTTTCTTTGGAAGAAATGATGCTGTTGATATAGTCAAATGGCTTAAAATCCGTCATAGTAATCCTCGCTGTCGGCTGCGTCCATTTCATCACTGCATTCCTTGCAGATCAAAACGAATTCCCTGACCTTCTTACCTTCCTCGGTGTAGTCATATTCCACTCGCGTGCAGTCTTCCCAAACCTCCAATGGAAGAGGTTTGGTACACAAAAGACAGTTGTGGGATGGTGTCGGCGGCTGTCGGCCAAATAATTCTTTAAGAAATTTTATGACCATTCTGCCTCCGCCATGAGTGTTGCAAGTGCGGCTGTGCGGTTTACTTCCGTGTCCGCAACAAACGCTTCCTTATATTGATACTCAGCTAGGACCAGAATGCAGCCTGCTACGGATTCGGTGGATTTAACACGGTTTGGAAGCTCATCATAGATATTTCGGTACAATGCTGTTGCGTCCATATCGATATTGCGCGCGACCCATTTCCGCATGTTTGTGAAGTCTTTGGCTTTAAGGTAGCCGTAAAGCTCATCCATAACTGCCACAGTTGCGCGCTTGGTCAGAATACCCTCGTCAATCTTACCATTGGCAGAATAAAATTGGAGCTCACTCAGGCAGCGCCTCCAGTCTGGGTAGTAGTCTTTGACGAATGCAGCTAGTACCTTCTTGTCATAGTCTACTCCTTCGGTCTCCAGGATAGTGCCTGCACGTTTCATAAACTCCATAGCAAGAACAGGAGCATCGTCGCGGTCAATTTTGAAATCAATGACAGCACAGCGAGAGTGGAGAGCCGAGTGGATACGATTTTTGTGGTTACATGTCAAGATAAATCCACAGTTGCCTGAGAATTCTTCCATGAAATTTCGGAGGGCTGGTTGCGTGGAGTGCATGTTCAGGTAGTCAGCCTCATCAAGGATAACATACTTTTTGCCACCGCTAAAGGAAATCGTGGATGCGAACCGCATGATGTCGGTTCTAAGGGTATCAATATTACCTTTCAGCGAGCCGTTGATTACAATATAATCGGCACCGATTTCATTCAACATTGCCTTGGCTACGGTAGTTTTACCCACGCCAGCGGTGCCGGATAGAATCATGTTCGGGACATTTTTGTCTTCCACAAATTTCTTAAATTTGGATTTAAGATGTGCAGGAAGGATGGTCTCATCGATTGTTTTCGGACGATACTTTTCAGCCCAAATTGTGTTAGTGTCGCTCATTTGATCCTCATAACGAAAGTGAATGGAGGGCTGTCGCCCTCCAAATTATTTGTCGTCTTCTACCGAATTTTCAGTTTCGGGCTGTGCTTCTGCGGTTTCAGCCGATTCTTGGGCATCGGTGAGAACATTCACCAGCTTGCTCCGAAGCATTGCAACGGTGTTCAATTCATTACCTTCAACAGCACCGCGTTTAACGGAGATGTCAATAAATTGTACCATTACTTCCAGGTCTTTGAGTGTAAGTTGATTATCCATTTTTATTTCCTTTAGTTTGTTGCTTTGATTGCTACCCAGTATTCCACATTTTCAGATTTGAAATGTGCAACACCTTCACCGTATAGCGTGATTTCATAATCGGCAGGCATTAGTTTCAAATTATCTGCCGACAACAAAACGCGAAATTCTCCTACGCATTCTGTGTCCTCGATGTCCACGTCAAATGTGTTGGACGTCTCGTCTTGCTCATCAAGCGCGCGGAGTTTCACTGCACCGTCTGCATCACCAACAAATGCGATATCCGGTAGCTGGAAGATTCCTG